TTTATAGTATTGTATTGTATTGTATTGTATTGTATTCCACACTATTTATTAAAACAAACTCGGTAATATTCTGACTTAATTGCCGTTTTACTTGGCCTCATAATTTTACAAATTTCATTTGGTCGAATACCAATTACTTGAGAAACTGGACTAAATCTAGAAATATCAGGTATTTGACTATTGTCTAAAATATTATATTTTTTTTTAAATTCATCGGTTTCTTCGCTTGTTAATACGATATGCGGTGGAACCAGTTGATGGTTCATGATATTGTATTGTAATCGTTTAATGTTTATCACTGTGAGATAAATACCATCTTTTTCCCAAATATCAGTTAATGTTTTTCGGATTGTATCATTCGGTTCATCTTTCATAATGACTATTAAATCATCTTTTTTTTGTAATACTTCTTCAAGCGTAAATAAGTCTTCAATATACTCATATAAATTAACTGGTCTCAAGCTTTTCGCTAAATGATATTTTACATATACGCTTTTATCCATCGTTGTTTTACGCATTAACATATCCATTTGTTTTGCTTGAATCAGCGTATTGACATCATTAATTCCAAAATCTTTATACTGCGTTACATCGTATTTTTGCAATTCAAGCAAGTCAATAATTGTTTTTCGAGAATTATAAATTTCGATGATTTGGCTAGATTGCAAAGTCGTTGCTTGGGCCATTGTGTTTGTCTATTATAATATACATAATTTATTTTTAATTCATTCAATTTTATTATATATTAAATTTTATAGTTCTCTTCTCAGAACCTTTATTCCCATCGCCATTATCGTCATTAACCCCATTTTCATCATTTTCATCATTTTCATCATTTTTTTCTGATTCTTCATCAGGTATTAAAATAGATTCCTCTACTAGCTCGCCTAGGGCGGCATTTTGGTCGGCATTTTGGTCGGCATTATCTAGTTGCGTTTCTTCAGCATCTGCATTAAAACCATATAAGGTCACTTCATCCTCTACGCTCATTGTCGTATTATTTAAATTATTATCAGTTGATATAACCATTAGTGGATTTTCATCTATCCAAGATGTTTGTGCTTCGCGTTCATATCTACCCGCCAATTTATTTTTATCAAGACCGCTTATACGATAAGCCTCGTATATTTCATTTAAAAACGCGACTTGCTGCTCACCATGAACTTCTTGGGCCGCCGACAATAGTTGAGCATCTACCTGCGCCAACACAGCAGGGTTTATTAAAGACCCCCAAGCGGTTGGTAATTTATCTAAAGAATTATATGCTTCACATCGGTCCAACAACGCTTTCGCCAATTCATTGCTAATACCTTTAAATCCCTTTCCAACCAAATAAACCTCCGAATTCGTAGGACGACTTGTTTTCGGTTTAGTAATATAAGTTTCTTCAAAAAGCGACGCTACAATTGCGATTAACGAACGACTAAATGGCGTCAAAAAGGTGAATTGTTTGGTGACAAAATGACCTCCAACCGCCAATGCAAGGAGACCAGTTAATATTTGCCCAAAATTCACAAAGGATGTTAATTCTTCTTGTCTATTTAAATCTTTCTGTGCAATTTCAATACCCACATCACTTGTATATAAGTTCGCTCCATCATTATTACTGAACCGCTGATGACTTGCATTACCGAGCGTGTTAATAACGGCAGGATCAGTAACATCGCCAGTAATTGGTTCTTCGCCGTCGGGTAATCCGTTCGGAACAGGTCCCATTAACCAATGCAGTCTATTCCGCTCATATATTTTGAATTTATCTTCCAAAATAGTTGAATTGCCTGCTTGCATAGCCGCTTCTGGCAAATACGAACTAGCTAGCCAATCGAAATCACTGCTAATACATTTGGTCTTCATATAATGGTTAATCGCAATAATAAAGGCGCCAGGTAATTCTGCATTACAAAAGGCATTCACCACCGGCATACAATTATCGCCAACAGTAAGCAAATTCATTTGATTAATAAGCTCATACATTTTTAGTGCCGCATTGGTGGCATTTTCCATATTATACTTACTCTTTACAATATTACGCAATTTTGCATACATGTCCAATGACGATGTTAAATTTAAAAATACAGATGACGGTATATCGTCTAATTTTGTTTTTGCCTCATTTATTTCATCCTTCAATTTAAACCATTGATTTTCTTGAGCGGGTTCCATGGTAATAAATTGGTTATTCTCATCCGACGGTAATGGCGTCAAATCACTTGTAAGAATTGGGTCAATCGCAGATATAATCCATTTTTTAAATGGCGGAGGCTGTAATTTATTAAATCCAAGTGCTGCTAATTTATTATTTTCAGCCTTTGTTTTTGTAGTCGCCTGCATACCTTTCGGCATTAATTCATTAATATTAATTACATTGTCTTTTTTATTTCCCGTTAATTTTTGTACATTATCAGAAAATGATAAGTTCGTTAATTGATCAACATTCGCTTCTGTAATAATACGCATTTGCACATTCATTGTTAACAGTTCTTGCATGAGTAATTTAAAGGCATAAGGGACACGCACAATACTAAACGAACGACCATATTTACTTATATTTTGTATTTTCATATCTTCTTCTAATTCACCACTAAATTTAATTGGTCCGTCTGCCAATGGACTCAAAAATAAATTCTGACTTTCATTATAAATTGCAATAGTCCCCGTTTTATTACACACCGCCATATAATAATCATCACCCCGCACTAACATTGATTCCTGTAAGAAGTTAGTAATACCGTGCGCTATTAATCCGTCGCGTTCCATTTCACCAATTCGTAGCCCTCCGTCATTCGCGCGTCCCTGTACGGTCTGGCGGGTTAAAACTGTACGCGGACCTTGTGCTCGATAATTTATTTTATCTTTAACCATATGTTTTAAACGCATATAATAGGTTGGTCCCATAAATATCTCCGTTTCTATTTGTTCGCCAGTTTGACCATTATATAAAATATCATTTCCGCTTGAATGATAGCCATTTTTTACAAGCATTTCGCCAAATACTTTCGGCATATCACTATTATTTACAAAAGCCGTACAATCACCAAAACCGCCATGCATCGCGCATGCTTTACCCATAACTGATTCGACCAGTTGTCCTATTGTCATTCGGGATGGTAACGCGTGCGGATTAATAATAATATCCGGTTTTATACCGTCCGCCGTAAAGGGCATATCTGCTTCAGGAATAACCAATCCAACTGTCCCTTTTTGTCCGCAACGACTACAAAATTTATCACCAATTGCAGGTACTCTTTCATTGCGGACACGCACCTTTGCAATACGGAAACCTTCTTCTCCCTCTGTCATAAAGGATTTGTCCACATAACCTAATTGGCCCTTTTTAGGTAAGATGGACGCATCTATAAAGGATCCTTTATTGTCCGTACTTGTTGTTACTTTCCCGATCAAAGCCGTTTTTTCATCTACTACTGTGTTTTCTTTTACTAATCCATATTCATCCAATTGCGAATAATCGCAACCAGGTTTTAAGCCCACTACATCTTTGGCTTCTATATTAGAAAATACCGAATCGACTGTTGTTTTTCCTACTTGCGAGCTTTCTTCGCGAGTTTCATACACACTATAATAGGTTGTTCGAAAAAGACCTCTTTTCAAAGAACCTTCATTAAACAGAATTGAATCTTCTACATTATAACCATTAAACGACATAATAGCTACAATTGTATTTTCTCCACACGGATGTTCCTCGTTATTAATGTATTTCAAATAGCGACTTTTCACTAACGGTATTTGCCCATTATTTAATACAATACCGGTTTTATCAGCACGCACTTGAAAATTCGAATGATATAGCGAAATTGCTTGACGCGATTGACCACATGCAAACAAATCACGCGGCAATTGATTATTTTCTGGAAAAATAACTTGATTCCCCATAACACCTAACATGAGTGACGGATGTATTTCAACATGCGTATATGCTGATTTCGCTTGTTTTGCGATATTATAATCCATCGCAATTAAAGCGCCTTCTGTTTCAGATGTATCAATATACTCCAATATAGCTTGCGATGCCGTTAAATCTTTAACGTCCGTTACATTATACAATTCAGAAACACTATTATATAACTGATGCGCATTTATCGTAAAATTAGGGTCTTTCTTTTTAGCAAACCCAGTGATCAATTGTTCCCAAGTAAAATTATTTGTATTAATTTTATCTAATATTGCTTCGTTCATATAGCTGGGTGTGCGAGAAGTATTCTCATCATTCTCGTTTTTATTCGTCGCATTCGTATAAAATATAGGACGACATATTCGCCCTGCGTCAGTATATATATATAGCGTATTATACTGAATATTCCAAAAAATACTGGTAAATGTTGGTATTACTGAAACTCGTCGTAAAGATTTTAATTCTTTCTCTATTTTGTATGGTTCGCTAATAACTCCCGCCCATTTTCCATTTACAATAACTTTACATAACCGCGAAATAATAAACGGATTACATTCATTTAATAAAAGCATATCAGCATTCATTCTCAACCAGCGAATCATTGGATTAGCCGAATACCCTTTCGTTACTGCGGCCATAATTGTCAAATTTTTATGCAATCCGACATTTCCGCCGTCTGGTGTATCAATTGGATCAATAATACCCCATTGAGTTGTATGTGCCAAACGCGGGCCTACTATTTTTGCACTTGCGTCTAAGGGTAAATTCAATTTTCGCATTTGAGCAATAAACGAATTAAAACTTAAGCGATTGACATCCTGAACAACACCAACCCGCGATGTATGGGATTCTGATCCCCAATTACCTTTAAAGGCTTTTCGGAAACCCTCCGCTACAATTCTTTCACTGAAGAATTCTTTATAATTCATTTCAATGAGAGATTGGAAATTTTTTGTGTATATACCTTTTTTGTAATAATACTCTTTGTCAAACTTCTGAAAAATAGCTTTCTGCTGTAGGGAATAATATTCCTTGAATAAATCATATAAGAGAGATCCAGTCAATTCAATGCGTTTAAACCGAAAATTATCACGATCCGTTGCTTTCATTTCCTTGGTATACACTTGAAGCAGTTGTTTTACCATATAACCAATAAAATATGCCTTTTCTTGGAAATTTATTTCCCCAATATGCGGCAATAAGTAATTTGTCAGAATTTCAAGAGCATGTGGTATTGTCTTACCTTTTGTCAATGTTGCAATATATTTCAACGCCACCTCTTGATTAAAGAGCCGTCCTGCATCATGGACCGATGGAATAAAATGTTCAATATAATGGGCGTATTTCTCGCGGTCGAGTAAACAATAATCAATAATATCTCGGTCTGATTCTACACCAAGCGCCCGCATTAAAATAAATAAAGGCACGGGTTTGCGTACATTAGGAACAATAACCACTAATTGTTTATTTGTTTTAGTTGTGCTTGGTGCAACAATTTTTATTGATAATGTTCTTATTGGTTTTGATGCGTCTTCGGATACCGACCGAATTTCGGCAGAATGGCTGTATAAATCATTTCCTTTATCTCTCACATAAAGCATATTATCTGCGAATTTTTCTTGACAGACAATACATTTTTCTTTACCATCAATAATAAAATACCCCCCTTTATCATTGCGGCATTCGCCCATCCGGAATTTTACTTGCCGATCTAACCCATTTAAGACACATAAATCTGATTGCAACATAATCGGAAAACGACCCAGGTAAATTTTTTCTAAAGTCATTGTGCTTTCTACAATATCACCTGTTTCTGGATTTTTAATAAAAAAATCAACATCTACGTCATAGTGAATTGTTATACCATAAGTCATATTGCGGAGTCGAGCTTCATTTGGATACATAAAATGTTCGCGATTTTCGTCGTATATAACTGGTTTACCATAATATAACTTATCGCCATTTTTTCCACCTAAATACATATTGCATATTAAACCAAACTCACTTGTTTGCTTATCTTGTTCCTTCATTATTTTAATGGGATTCTTCTCTTTAAAAATACGGTGTATTCCTTCACTGTAAAAGGAATTATACGAATCCAAATGATGGGCAACCAAATAGTTTGGATTATCGTTGAAATATTTATCTATTATCAACCATGGAAATTGTTCTTCCATTTATATTATATTATATTATTAGTATAAATTTTTATACTTGTTTTATACTTTAAGTTAATAGTTTATTTTGTTGGATAACAAATATATTGGCAATAGTTGCGATTGTTTTACCATATATAACATTGTGATTCTTATAACATTGTGATTCTTATAACATTGTGATTCTTATAACATTGTGATTCTTATAAGAATTAAATAATATTTTCATTTTTATAGTTGAGAATTACATCACTCCTTTACTAATTACCATTAGTCCCAACAGCACAAAAAATAAAATAAAGGGGAATATAACAAGAAACCACGAAAATTGTTTATAACCTGCCTTACATATAGAATCTAACACAAAGGTCCAGAAAGCAACATATAAAAATTTCATAAAAAATACTAAAGCAGTACTCGAAACAGGACATTCATAATTTCCAAGGCAATAGGTATCAACATTGCCATTATTATGAACCATCATTAGAACAATGGCAATAGCCGAAATGACTAAATACACATAGGCCGGTTTACATAACTTTTTTATATATTTCATTGTCATTTTATGTAATAAGTGTAGAAAATAATAAAAAATAGTATGGTTTTCTATAATCGGCTAACAGCATTATTATTTGCATTATACATACTTACTATATTTGGCGGACGCATCATCCGTTCAACCGTGACATCAGGAACTAAAGGTTGTTCAGTCGGATAAACCATAGATGATGGCGTTGAGGCAACTCCAACAAATTTATCGTACATATGTCCAATACCGGCCGGAATTGATCTGCTAATATTTAGAATATCGTTTGGTATTAAAGCCGATGCAAAATTCCCAATATTTCCACCTTTTTGCATAATTTTATTTTTCTTTTTATTTTTATTTTTCTTTTTACCGCCACCAAGCATTTGTCCTGATCCTTCCATTGATGGATTAGACGATTCGGGCCAAGGGTTTACTTTATTATTATAGGCATAATAATTTC